TCCATAATGTACCACCTGCCATCAATGGTCTGCTGCCCCTTTACCATGGCTCCATCCGCTCCCAGATAGTACCAATTACCATGATACTGATACCAAACATTACGCACCATCATACCGGCCCCGTCAAACCAGTACCAGCGCCCCTCATCCTCGTACCAGTCATTGACGACACAATGGTCATTGTCCAGGTAATACCGCCAGCCACCGTTTTCCTGCTGCCAGCCGGATTTCCCCAGTTTTGACCATGGCGACAGACCGTAGCCCAGTATCTTGCTGTCAGTGCGGCTGTAGGATTTCCGGCATACTCCCCCGCCGTTTTCCACCACACCGGAAGCTCCGGAGGTGTTGCCCTCAATGGTCTTTACCCGTGTGGCCGTTACCTCCGCGACGATGCCGGTATGGTATGCTCTCTTTCCATTGGTAAAAAATATCACCGCTCCCGGCTCCGGAGTGCGACTAAAACAGCCAGCGCACCGGAACTGTTCTACCCCGGTCGGACAATAATGATACAGACTGCCACATAACAGCATCTTAGCTGTCTCCAGACCAAATGCCTGCACAAATACCTCCGATACGAACATAGCGCACCAGGGCTGCCCCTGATAGTTGCCGCCGGTGTGCTCCCGGTAATCCCTGGCAAAACAGGTATAGTTGTTGCTGCCTGCATTGGCTGTAAAATCATCCAGATTGGAATTGCTTCGCTTTTCTAAGTAGCCGATCCATTTTGCAGCTTGGTCGATTAACTTCTTTACTGTATTTTCCATATACTTTTCTCCTCTTAAAATGTATGTGCCCCCATCATTACACACACAAAAACATTTGTTTTCATTGACAAATACTATTATATGTGTTATTATATAATTGTCAGGAGGTACAATATGAAAAGCTATTCTTCAAGAGAGGTCTTGAAAATGCTGAAAGCCGATGGATGGTATGAAGTGAATGTAGTGGGCAGCCACCATCAATTCAAACATCCAACTAAAAAAGGGCGTGTTACTTTAAAACATCCTGACAAAGACATCCCTCGGAAGACGCTTGATAGTATTGAAAGACAGTCCGGGCTACTATTTCGGTAGCCCTGGACACTCCCTTCTGATAATAATTGGAGGTATTGCCATGAAAAAAGTAGAACGCTATTTCTACCCCGCAATTTTCACTTATGAACCAGATCAGGAAATCGCTGTTACTTTTCCTGATTTAGATTGCGCAACAAGCGGCATAAATGAAGATGATGCTCTTCTCTCTGCTCGAGAATTACTTGGCTGCGTTTTAAACGGTTTAGAAGAAGATGATGAGGAAATCCCTTCTCCTACTCCCTTACCGAAAGTAGAACTTGCACCAAATGAAAGAGTGGTACTGATTGATGTTTATATGCCATCTGTTCGCATGGCTCAAATGAACCGTTCTGTCAACCGAACTGTCACACTTCCTGCATGGCTAAATGCTGTTGCTTTGGAACACAATGTAAACTTCTCGCAGGTATTACAGGAAGCATTGAAATCACAGCTTCATGTTTAATTTATGTATGCCCCCGGATTTTTCTCCAGGGGCATTTTTATGCTACATATGTTGCGACGTCGCAAAAAAATTACTCCTCGTAAATAACATCCAAGCCATAGGCCACAGCCGCATCATGCTCAATCCGGCACCCTCTGGCATTCTCCCAGCCTTTGCAGAAATACGCAGCATGACATAAGGACATATTCTCCAGAGACTTCGCCAGGAAGCACAGCGGAATCTGTACTACACCTCTCTCCTCCATGCTCTCCTTGCTGTACCATTCATCTGTAAAGAGAGTATTTACAATCTCATAGCCTTTTTCCTTCAGAACGGCGATTGCTTTTTCTCTTGTTGCTCTAATCTCTTCATCGGTTTTTCCAGCCATAGGCTGTGATAACATTGCTTTCATAGTTCAATTCCTTTCTTACTTTATAGAATTGCCCGGCATCACCCGGCCGGGCGCGGGAGATCCGGATCACCTCCTTACAGTTTCCCTCTGTCGCCGTTTTCGTCCTCTTCTGGGATTTCTGTGACGGTCTCAATCTTTTTCTTCACAAATCGTAAAACCGGGCTCAGAACCGGAATAACAAGACCTGTAGCCTCACAATTTTCCGTAATACTAATTAATTCATTCACCACCAACCAACTAGCCACCATGGCTGCAAACAGCAGCGGAAACTGCATTTCAATATGTAGCGTGGCGGTCACATAGGAAATCATGCAGTCAATCCCGAATCCAACAAAAATCAGAATGTACATCATGACTTTTTTAACGATTCCAGTAATGGATTTTTTACTGGTAATCTTCTCACCGTTTACTTTGGACGCAGCCAGCCCGGTAAAATAATCAATGATATTACAGGGCACCAGCAGCGCCAAAGGCACTGCCAGAATCCCGAAGAAGCTAAAAAATGCGCCCGCTGCTGCGCTGATGACGTATTCCAGAGACTTTTCTTTCATGTTTTTCATTAACTCCTCCTGTTTTAATCGTGGTCACAGTCCTTATGTCCCGGACCGCCCTCCTTATGCCCAGACTGGACGATATGAGGCTTGCCAGGAGTAGCAGGCTTGGTGTACTCATGTCCCTCGCCGGTGCTTAATACCTGGTTTTTCAGCGGCTCGCTGTCTTTTCCAACTGCGGGGCCTGCGTTTACGTGTGGGGTAATAGATTTGTGTTTGATACTCATAGTTTGTCCTTTCTGCCGCGTAACGGTGCGGCGCCGGTGTATATTAATAATGTAGTTACTCTAAGCGGATACGGATTATCTGCGCGTCTGATGCGCCATATAATCCCAACCGGATATACTGGCTACCTTGCAGCGACGATATGTCGAATACCAGTGATTTGCCGTTAATGGATGTGGGCACCGACTTGACTGTAGTAGGTTTAACCGATGAACCCACGCACAGTCTCTGCATGCGGATATGATTTGAATTTGTTACAAACACACCGCTTCGCGCATCCTCAACTATCAACTTACTGTAAGCAGATAAATTTACAGGATTTGTGAAATACAAATAATAAGTATATACTGCCGGAAATGCAATACAGTCCGATCGAAATTCCATGTTGGAATTTTCTAAATTCATGGGGTTGTTATAGATTCCACGATAGTACAGGTCGTTTTCATTGGCTACGTATCCCTCAAATGTACCCACCACCCCGCACAGTGTTACTCCTTTTTTTACCTTGTCGGCGGTGATGCCAAGAGCTTTTGCCACCTCAGCAAGTGTCTGGTATACCCAGCTGTTACCTGTTCCATCTGGGAGGTAATACCCTTCTGGAATGTAAAAATATAACCCCTGAGAATTCACACCATTACTCAGTGCTTTTGTAGCTGCATTTTTTTGGTTTGGAATGGGCTCAATAATCACATTGCCAGTCATATATTGATTGGCTGTCCAAAGAATATGTCTTGACAGTTTGGGTACTACTTTCTGCTCACCAAGTGTTGATATGTCCTGGTCAACATAACCATTTCCGTTGTGGTATCCCTCTGGAATCATCGCTTTTCCATTAATTCCCAGCCTGGATGTCCATGCTCCTCGTTGGGTCACTGTAGGGCCATAAACCTCCCCGGATCCATCATGATACCCTTCCGGGACAGTAACGCGGTCGTTCATCCCAACTGCAGCTCCCCAGTTTTCACGATCGACCATCGTTCCCTCTTCGATGTCTCCTTCGCTGTTCATAAACGTGTAAGGACTTTTTACGTATTCGGCGGAAGCTGTAATTTCATCCAGATTTCCACCACCTCCTCCAGAAACAGGAAACAAAATATCACTCATGTACTACTCACCCCCACAAGTTTCATTTTAAAATCAGACGTTGGTTTCTTTTTGGGGCAATAAAAAATCGCCTGTCCATTTTGCGCTACACCAAACTTGACCATGGACGCCATTTTTTCCCAGGTATCAATGGATGATAATGGTGTGCTGGATGTAACTGCAGACATCACACGAATAATATCCGTTGATTTCAGCCCAGGGACGGATACTGTCTGACTATAAGGAGCCGAGGAACCTACCCAGCGAGACGCATATAGAGTAATTTCCACTACTCGGTCTGCTTTGGCTGCTGCAGTCTCAACCTCTTTCATTTTTTTATCAATCTTGTCCATATTGCCGTTGAGCACGCTGATATCAACAAGGTCTGTTGGATCTGGTTTTGCCAAATTGTAATTTCCGGTATATTTCACGTTTTCACCTCCCTGATAGATTGCCAGGTATACCCAGATGCTCTCTGCCATGTCATCTCTGTTACATCCTGCCATGTATTGTAGATATACTCATATATCGCTTCCAGATGAGCAGGCTTAACATCCTCAATAGCCGCTTTTAATCCCGCCATATTTTCCGGGATACCAAGCTGCCCCACGAAGCGGATATAAAATCTGCTGTTAGCATTATCCTCAATTACCGCCACCTCAGCACCAGAAAACTTTTCTGCTACATCCTTGATCATCTGCTTTGTTGTAGTTCCGGTTCCAGATAACTTTGCCAAAATCTGCTCCTGGCGGGAAGTATCACTTAGGGAACCGTCTGTCTTAATACCAAGGATTGTCTCCCATCTGGAAAGCAGTGTTGTAGCCAGCTGAGGAAAGCACTGATTGACTGTCACTTTAAGCTCTGCATCCAGCTTATCCGTCTCCTCTGATAATACATTTTGCAGTGTGGCCATTGTTTCGTTGTCCTGGTAATAATCTGGCAGTAATTTAATCAGTTCCAACCATACTCACCTCCGATAACGATACTGTCCCCTTAACCGGGATTTGCTTGGCGCCAATCATGACATTCCCGTTTTTACCGTTAATCAGCAGCGCGTCAAAATCCTCCACACCAGGGATATCCAGCAACAAATTTCCGATTTTTGCATAGCTTACACGGTAATTTTCAAAAATCATGTCCTTTAAAAACTCATCCAGCGCTGCCTCAAAGTCCTGTTTTATCTCTGACGCTGTACGGCTTTTATCTAACAGAATATTGGCTGTCACATTGATTGTAAGAGCCTGTGGCGATTGTACTGTTACCGTGGCCCCAATAGGGCGCACTGTATCGATATAGGACTGCACTTTTGGTACAATCCCGCTGGATATCGCTTTTTTATCATCCACAACCAGAACTGTCACGGTTCCGGGACCGCCATCAAGCGGTATCGCCTTGGCCGCCCCGGTCCCTGGCACCTCCAGAGCCCACTGGATGTAATGATTTGCATTTCCAGATGTGACCGGAAGCTGTGCCTTAACGTAAAACCGCTGCCTTAATGCCTCATCGCTCTCCGTGTCTGTTCCTGGCGTGATAATATCAGTCAGGTTTGCTGTAATCCCTACAATGCCATTTGTAATAGGCTGCAGCTGGCCGGAATATTGGTTTCCCTTATCTCCTGCCGTTGTACAGATTGCGTGGTAGACATTTGCGCTGTCCATCCGGTCGATCCGGTACACCAGCTCATTTATTCCCCATAAGCTCCCAACCGGCACAGATGCAGACGTCTCTACCTTGCGTACTGCTGCCGTTGCAGGTTTGCGGATAATGCCCCACCCTCCAACTGCTCTGTCCAGATACTCTCCAACGGCAGTATCCGGAAGAACCAAGTCAAGGAAATTATCCAGCTGAAATCCCATCTGGGTAAGAAAATAAGCGCATGGAGCAATCGCATCAAAAATCACACTGCCCTCGCGCTTGTCAACGTCATTTTTAACTCTGTCGAGAAGAGCCTGCACCAGCTCCTCATACGTCATTTTTGTCATATCTTGCCCTCCGTTGTTACCCTGATATCTCCGTAAATACTGGATACATCAAAAGAGCAGTGACAGGAATCGCCGGAAAAAGAAAACTCAAAGCCATCTACTGACTGGATTCTGTCATCACGCATAAGCAACTCCTCCACCATCCGGCGAAGCTCTGCCCGGACATAAGAACGATCCTCTCCTATCAGTTGTTTCCATGCAATCCCGTACTGAAAACTATAGATTGGGTATTCATATTGCTCCGTCAATAAAGCTTTATAAATACTCTGTTTCAGAGCCTCCATACCGTCTACAAAGCCCGCAATCTGCGTATCTGACATTTTATACGTCCTATCTATATAAGACTGCTCCTTGACCGTCAAATCAATCGTCAATGCCATCAGGGCACCTCCTTAATCTGGTAAGGCTTGTCAATAATCTCCAGAATATAATACTCATGCCCGCCGTCATTGCGCAAAAGCCTTACTTTATCTCCTGGGGCCAGCTTTTTTACCATGTTGCCGGATATCATGGACATAGGGACCGGAAGCTGCCCAACCATTACGGCGGTTCCGGTATAGGTCCCAATCAGAACAGCGGAAGGTTTCCTGTTTTTCATGTAGTTATCAACTACAGTCTTTATCAGCTCAAAAAATTGAGTCATTACAATCTTATCCATCTGCCATCACCTCCACTGTCATTTTGTGAACCGGAAGAAAATCATGCGTTACCTTTTTTACAATCAGCCGCCTGTTTAATCCGATGTCCGCAATACTGCCATAGATGCTGTTTCCTGCGCGCACCCGGAGATCTCCCAGGCACTCCAGTTTTAATGTTTCCTGCTCGCGATTATACAGCTTCAGAAGATTGTTCGCCCTCTCCTGCGCTTTGGCTGCGTTATCAATCCCGGATGGAGAGGATTCCAGGTATTGCAGTAGCCCGTACCGGTTCACGTCAGTCTGTTCAACAGACATTCCCACATCTATTTTTCCGGATGCCTCGTCCTTCCAGACAACTTTGATTTTGTTGTAATAATCCTCATCAATGGATTTCTCCCAACTATATCCAGTGCACAGACTATCATCCCCCAGCACCAAAGGTAGCTGCAGGTTGCGCATATTCCACAGGCACACTTTTCCATATTCATCCCGCAGGCAAAAATACTCCTGTGTGCCTATCAGGGTGTCTGAGACTGCCTGCACGATATGGTCAATCCATGTCTTTTCATAGTCTGCAATGGTCGGCAAAACAAACCCTGAATCCTCCATGGTTCCAGGCGTAAGGGACAGAGCGATGCACATATTTGACACAAGATTCTTAAGGGTGCCGCCCTCTAAAACAACAATATCTTTGTTTTTTGTGTACCGAAGCTGGTCGTAAGCCTTAACGGTAATTGTCCCTGTCTCGTCTCCGGATACCTTAAAAATAGAACCAAAAAAGATGCCCTCTGACTGATTATTGTCCGTCAGTCTAATGACATCTCCGTTTTGTAAGGTAAGGCCATTTTTTAGGTAAGACACCTCCAAGCTGCTCGCCCCATCATTAAGGGATTCTGTCCATGATATGTCTTTACACATATCGGAGATATCGTAGATGCTCCCCTGGCTCTCAACCAGCAATTCCATGACCTCACCTCCTTAAGCTGGAATTTTCAAGATCTGACCATCATAAATCAGATTTGGATTTTTAATGGCTGGATTCGCTGCGGCTATTTTGGGATACAGGCTGCCATTGCCATAATACCGCTTTGCCAGCCCCCACAGCGTATCCCCTGACTGTACCGTATGGGTTTTGTTATCTGTTACCGCCGGATTGCTTTCCGGCTCCTTTGGGGCTTCCTCCTGCTTGATAGCGGTGCTCTCCGTGGTTGGTACTACTACATACCGCTTGCCCGGAGCTTTATACTCCTGCAGCTTAATAGTCAGATACTTATCCCCTTCCTCACCGGCTTTCTCTACTGCCTCCACGCTTTTCACAAGAACCATCATGCTGATGTCATCTGTAATGTCATTTGAGGCAATAAAACGCACCGGCTGGAGTTCCTTTTGCGCTCTCCGGAACATCTTTTCGTAGTAATCTGCATCTGCCCTCGCTCCGGATTCCATATAATGATACCTCTGACTGGGGAACTCTGCCTCAAAACTAATAGTTTCTAACTCACTATATACAGGTATGGAGACCTGCCCGGTGCCAAGCACCCGATAAGTCTCCGCATTCATACTCCGTCCCCGCTTTAGTTCCTCAGGATTAACCGGGAGCTTGTGCTTTTTGCCCTTGAATTTAAAATAAATTGAATAGCTCATTATACAGGCACCCCCTCCGGAGCTGTGGCAATGATGTCCTTTAACTCGTTGACCACATGCGTCATTACGCTGTCAGTATCAGTCTCTTTTGTGATGGGGCCAGAAAATTCTACACGGATATTTGGTGCGAGGGTATTCTGGGCGATACGTGCAACGTAGTCACGTTCTGCCAGTTTCCGCATCCACTCAATATCTTCGCTGTCAGCCTCTACCTTTACAGCTCCGCCCTTTCCAGTGCCTTTTACGACCGCTGGATTTCCGGCGGTAAAAAACTGAGAATAATCCGTACCGCCAGCATCCGGATTTATACCAGATATACCAGAAAAATTCCAGTTATCCACAAAGCCCCCAAGCGCTTTGCCTGCATTTAATCCGCCTTGAATTGCTCCAATGGTACTCTTAGAATCCATTCTAAACGCATCCAAAGAAACATAATTTGAATCCTTAAATCCATCTGCAAAATTTTGACCTCTGGAAATAAATTGCCCCACCGCACCCGCTAAATTGCTTCCAAAAACAGCATCAATTGCCTCTGCAATGGATTTTATAACATTTAAAACACTGATGCTCATATTGACAAATAAGTTGACAATTGATGCAAGAGGATTGGTAAAAACATTCGCCAAAAACTCTGCGAACGAAACAAATAAATTCCACAACCCCGCTACGATATTATACCCCAGTGCATAAAACGTTCCGAGCAAGCCGCCAATAAAGCTAAACGTTGAACTAAAAGAAACTCCCGCGGAATTTAATGCCAGGATGATCATCCCGATTACACCGACAATCAAAAGCAATGGCCAATGCGCGAGCATAGTTGCTCCGGCTGCCAAAAACATTTTTGACGCCCAAAGTCCTGCCATAATAATTGCTACGGAGAAAAATGTTTGAACAATTGGCCCACCTGCAACAATAGCATCCACTAGCGTATTAAAACCGCCAGACACAAAAGAAAGTCCTGCATTCCAGCCGTCTAAAATCTGTCCGAAGCTAGAGCTATTTAGCATTCCGCTCACTTTTTCAAACCCGCCGCCAAATGTTTCAAGGAAGCTATTGAGCATCATGGTGCCAACATCTCCAAAAGTCATTGGCATTGTATTGAATTTTCCCTCAATATCACCGGCCGCCTGGAACATAGCGTTTTTGATTATGTCTGCCGTAATAAGTCCCTGAGAGGATAGTTCTTTCAGCTCTCCCTTGCTCTTTCCCATATACTGAGCAATGGCATCCGCTACCATGGGCGCATTTTCCATCACAGAACGGAATTCATCGCCCTGCAATCGTCCGGCAGCCATAGCCTGAGAAATCTGCAAAAAGGCAGAATTTTGTTCTGCTGTACCGGCTCCGGAAACTTTAAGAGATTTTGTCAAAAGTTCCGTAAATGCAATTGCTTCCTGATTGCTTCCAAAACTATCCCCGGCAAGCATCCGAAGCTTTGCAACAGCCCCAGCCATATCATTGTAGCCTCCACGAGACCGCCTGGCCGCTGCAAAAATATCGCCCCGAAGTGCCGCCCCTTCTTCCGGTGTCGAAGTTATCATATTGAGCCTGGCATTAGAGTTTGTATAAGTATCTATGGCGCCCATTGCACTTTTTAGGGCCGCCAGGCCAAGCGCACTGCGGACAAGGGTTTTAAGAGTCCCGTTTGTCTTTTCTGCGCTTTTCTGAAACCTATCCATGCTTTTGCTTGCTCTGTCAAATGTGGGAGCCGCTGTCTGTGCCGCTTTCCCAGAGTTTTTTATAGATTTTTCTACCTTATCAGCTGCCTTAGAAGTCGAAAGCATCCGGTCTGTTGCACGGTCTGTTTTCTGGATAATTTTTTGAATTTGGGAGCTGTAGCCGTCCATAAGCTTAAACATGGTACTTAATGTGGCCATTCTGTCACCTCCTAAATTTTACTTGCCAGTATCTTTTCCTCCTCTGCCCTAAGGTCAATACTGGCAAAAATAAACGCCCGCTCCTGCTGGCTCATACTGTCCAGCTCAGATGGGCGAATGTGAAGTCTTTGCAGAGCGAAATGGGCATAATTAAATTCTACGTCACCCTGCTTTATTCGTTTTTTGCTTCTTCAATATCATCGTTGATGTCCATATCAAATCCGGAAAGCTTCTGAATCTCTTCCAGAAGTGTTGCATACTCTCCAGCGTATAACATAACAGAAAGAAGCTTGGAAGCGCCAAGAACACCATAGCATTTCTGGAGCTCTGCATTGTTAAGTGGTGGTTCTACCACTGCTGCAGCTGTAAGCTCCTGATTGTACTGGATGCGATTAAAAATCTCGACTCCCTGTTTATCCACCTTGCGGTGCTTTTTCATCAGTTCTTCATTTTCCGCCTGCGTAATTGGGCGAATCACAAAAGGAACCGGCTCTCCGTTCTCCTGGAACCGGTCAGAAATAATAACTTCCTTGTTTTCAGTTTTGACAGGGTTTAAAAATGCACTTAAGCTTCCCATAATCTAATCTCCTTTATCTCATATTTTCCGGGAATACATAGGATTCCAGGTTATCTACGTCGTCAAAAGTAAAATCTGTATCCTTGGAATCTAAGTCCTCGCTGCCATCTTCCAGATATGCAACAGGAACCTTTGAGAGGATGCAGTTACGCATTACCACAACTCTGCGGCCAATCGTCGAACTGGAATCCTCATTTGTGGTCTGGATGCTGATAGATGGAGTTTTTCCCTCATCAATGTACTTCTGGTAAATCGCAAGGGTAGCGGGGCTGACGTTGTAAATACCTAAAGTTCCCTTGCCTTCAGCTCCTACAACCTTATGCTGCTTCATTCGATGCCCTAACAGCTTTTTGGCGATAATAGTAAACTCGATGCTTGCTTCAACCTTTGCAAGTTCGAAAAAATACCGATTCTCGCCATCGACAGTGATGTAGGCGCTTCCCTCGCTGCCTGTTACCAGGTCAGCAATTTTTGTATAATTATTACCTTTTCCCATGGTCTACCTCCTACTGTAAATTGACCGTCATATAGAGCTTTTCTGCGCTGTCCACAGGCTCAACATAGACATCTACCAACATTGCATCGATATCATCACCCGGAGCAACTGTGATATCGTCTGGATTAAAATTATCAATCGCAGACATATTCTGGAGGCCTGCAAAGTAATCCACCAGCGCAGACTTAAACAGCAGCCTACCGTCTGTATTGTTGTTGATTTTACCCATGTAGTTACTCTTAAAAATGGATGCAATATCATTTGCAATATTGTCCAGGGTACGAATTACGCGGTTTTTAGACAGATCTTTGGACTTCTCCGGGGTAAACGTAGTCAGGGAGTTAATATCGTATACAACTGTCACATTCTGGGCGCTGTCTACGTCAAAAATCAGCTTGCCTGCCTTTACCGCAGTTTCTTTTTCGGTTTTGGTCATGCGCGGATCCACGTCAATCGCGCCTGTATATTTCATTCCGGTGTTTGATGTGGTCATGCTGGCTCCTGCAGTTGCTCCGGCTACCCACGCAGTAGCTTCAGCAGCTGCCAGCTTACTGCCATCTGCCATCACAACACCCTGCGCCACATTAATAACACCCTCATAGTCTCCAACATGGTTCGCGAGTACCGCCTGACACTTTACTCCCTCATCCTCTCTCATGGTTTTAATCCAGGATGCGATTGCGGTTTTATTTGCTGTAGCCGTTCCTGGGGTTGTGTCATACGGATAGCATAGCACGTCAAATTTGACCGTCTTTAGCTTTGCCAGTGCCTTGTTGATAGAATCTGTCGTGTGGGAATCCGGAAGCTTATAAACCAACACTGTCTTGGCCTTTTTCAGGGCCTCAACGACCAGTTTCTTATCAGATGCAACCGCCCCTTCTGGATATCCCTGCTCGGTTACAGTAACCGTGTACAGATTCTCATCTTCGCCTACTGTCATTTCCTGCAAAATGACAACAGTTCCTCTGTCCCCCGGAGTGATAGACAGCGGCTCACTGGTTTTGATATTGATGTAGGCTCCGGGCAAAACCTTGTTCTGGGTTTCCCATGTTCCTGCCATGGTTTATACCTCCTTAATTTTTTCAGACTGAATCAAGGTCTGCATCTGCGGTGCAGTATCGTTTTTAAACTCCCGATAGTCCACATCACACAAAAAATGCAGTACCCTATCCTCAATTTTCGAGTTCCTATTTTTTAATTTAAAGCCAGGAATTGCAAATTCTCTCGCTAAATCCTGGCCAACATTCCAACATTCTTCCTGCAGCTGCGCTTGACCGGTGTTCTCTGGAAAGTAAAGGATGTCCAGGTTTACCGCATTTTTCAACCGTCCATTAATCCCTCTGGAATGCTCCTGCTCATAGATGTGCACCAAAAAGCATGGAGTTGTAAACCCCTGCGGGACGTCCTCGCGATATGTTTTACAGGGCTTTACAGTTTTTAAACCGCTTGCAATAGCCTCATATAATCTTTCAATCATGCTTCTTCTGTATTGCCTCCACTTCTTTCTTGAACAGAGCAATCATCCGTCTGCTTACATAGTTCTGGGTCTTCTCTAATACATATGTGCCCTTTACAAATCCTTTTATCGGACCGCCCTTTTTCGTGATGATCCTGTGTCCATAATTCCAGTAAGACGCATACTCCTCGGTATTGACAAGCTCCGTCTCTAAACCACCTGCAGTACGCCTTGTCGGCAGCTTATGCCAATTTTCTTTGAGTTTTCCACCCACACCGGGAACGCTTACCTCAAAGCTAACGATTTTTCCAGCATCGGGACCATTCTTCACCGTAAAGGTAACTGGATTGGGATGCGCTCCGATAGGTGTCCTTCTCTGTGCATATTCAACGCCATCATTGACTGCTGTATTGAGTACCTTTTTGTCTACCTGCTGGATATCGTCCAGCATAGCCATCAGTTCTTTATGGTACTGGTCAATAGCTGCCTTATTGCGCCTGTAATTACTGCTGCTCATGCGTTATCCTTTCTCTTAACCTCGCACTGCCACTGGTATGTATAAGGGTGACACTCGCCCAGGGTAAGATCTACGGTTTTTCCGGTACGCATCGTCACGGTAATCCTATCGCCCTCCTGCACATCTGCTTCCAGGTCGCAAAATAGCGTGTGACTGTTTTGGATGGACGGGTTTGGAGTACCGACAGCAGCCTGCCCTGAAGAACTGTAGCGACAGGGGATATTCTCCCCCACCGTAAAAAGCTCATTGCGTATGTATCCGCCTTTTTCTACCTCGCGCCAGCGCTGCACAGTCATTCTGGCATCGTACATCACTGCATATGGATTAATCATACCCTCTCAACCTCCTATGTCTTTTAAGAGCCGCTTTATCGCTTGCATTAAGCTCATAAATGCTTGATTTGGTATTCCCTTCGGTCTGTGCCCAGGTAATCGTACCATCGCCCTCTTTTAGGCTGGCCATTTCCAGATGATACCCGGAACCGTTGGCTGCCTCGTAATCGATAATACCTTTTACTTTTTTCCGGATAACCGGCTCCAGGATATCCGGAATGCGCTCGGTGTGGAGATTGCAATAATCACACACAGAGAGAATGACGTCTGACACAAGCAATTCTTTTTCGCCCGGATAAAGCCCCAGGTTGCTTTCCACAGCTCTTTTCATTTCAGCTGCTGTCATGCCTCATCCCTCCTATTTTTTAATCAGCCCCGCATCCCGAAGGGATTTAAGCAGGGCATTAAACTCTTCCTTTGTAGGTGTAGCCCCAGCTGCATCCTTGACGGCTGCGCCTGTGCGCTCCTCAAAAAGCTCCCGGATTTTCGGCGGGATTCCGTTCATATCAAAATCTGCCATAACTCACCCTATCCTTTCAGGCCAGTGATTGCGCCGTGCATAAATGCAGGACCGTGATTCAGACCAAACTGACCGAAAATCTGTCCCTCTTCAGATGCGCCGGTTTTTGCAAGGCCCTCATAAAAGAAATTGCCTTTCCCCGGTACCGGCTGGAACACCGGAGCCATTACAGACAGCTCAGTAGCCAGAACGGCGGTCTGCGGCATAAAGCGGTCAAGAACAATACCGATGTTCCCGAAGTCCGTCTCAATCTGCTTGATGTTGGTTCCTCCGATGTTTCTGTCAGTCGGTGCGTAGGAGTAAATATCGGTGATGATCTGCTTCTGCGTGCTGCCCACATACAGAACCACATTGGAGAAGATTGCTCCTGCGTCATACATAGCCTTAAAGAGCTGCTGCATCAGTGCTTTGGTCAAGGCTGCACTCTTGCCATCTACCTTAGTGCCGCCCTCGCCTCCGCAAAGAGCCAGCAGTCCTCTAGTCTTGCTTGCCACATCTGCGCTGGTTGCTTTTGCGTACACGCCGTTGATGATGGTGTACTCGATATCGCGGGCAATCTTTTCCAGTTTTCTTGCAATCTGCCAATCCTTTTCGGTGGACTGCACATTGTTTTTCTGCCCAGCGGTATTCAGTCCGCTCATTCTTCCACGGTTGGACTCCTTGACGTAGGAAATGGATACCTTCTCGTGGAAAATCTGGGTTACATTGGTGTTCTGGGTTCTCACAATTTCCTCGGCCTGCGGTGCGGTCAGGGATGCAGTCTCAGTGATTGCCGGCTGTGCTGCCTCCGGAAGAGAGTACTGAGAATCGGTCGGGAACTCAAAATTTTCAGTCTGCACGCCGCCGGTCAAACCGCCAATAGCGGAAAGAATCGGGGTGTTCGTAGTATCAGCAGTAAATAAATCTCCTGCATAGTTGGGTAAATTCCAGGTCGTACCTGTTCCTTTCTGATTTGCCATTATTCGTTATTCCTCACTTTCTGCCTGTTCCAGGCGAAATAATTCATTTCTTGCTGCAATCCGGTCAGCCAACCTTGTTGCAGGATCCTTAATCAGCTTTTCCAGTTCTTCTCTACGTCCAGAAGAACCTCCCTCCTGCGGCGGGGTCTTGCCATTATTGCCCGGTGTCTTTCCGGAAATCGGAGTGGTAAACAGTTCTTTGTAGGTCTCTTTTACCGTTTTTAACTGCTCAGACAGTCCAGACACAGTGCCATCATCAGCCAGAAGCAACTTGGTGCGGTCGAATTTATCCGCTACCAGCTCCGGATACTTGCAATCCTTTAACTGGTCCTTGATAGCACCAGTCAAGCGCATATCGCGGATTTTGTCCTCATACTCTTTCTTGGTTGCCTTGTTTGCGTCTTCCAGCTCGGTGATTTTTGTCTGAAGGGCCTCATTGTCCTTGGCTTCGGCCTTCAAGGTCTTTAACTGCTTATCCCGGTCAGCCACCTGCTTTTCCAGATCTGCCTTTGCTGTGTTCACCTCATCAAACCGGGACTTGGGGATAAATCCTTTCATCTCGTTTGTGTAGATGTCGATTACAGCCGTTGCCTGCTCTTCAGTCAGGCCTTTTGCGATTAATTCTTCTTTTTTCATGATTTCATTCCTTTCATCTTCACTTGTTGTCCCGGTCGTGTCCGGTGATGTCCCGTTCTTTATCGTCTGCGGTACCGGAAAGACGGCATAAAAATAACACCCGGTTTCCCGCGTGCCTATGACTAAATCTATGACTACCTATGACTAATTTTCCCACACCTTACACACCGTTTTACATACCCGCCAAAAGGCGCTGCCCTCCGGCTCCAGTGTTTTCGATACTTGTGCTGGCAGCGATACTGCCGCCACCATGTGAGCAATCCCATGCGCTTTACCTCCTATTCCACCAGCTTCCATCCTGCCGGGTACACATCCGGCCCCCATACACAGTTATTCATCTGACAAATATACCGCTTGCCATCTGTGTAGGTCATCTTATCACCGGTTTGGTATGCATCATGCGCCCCGGTTGGCTGCACCCATGCCGGATACTCGTCTGCCTCCGGCAGGGTGACGCTTCCACCATCCAGTTTACTGACCTTGTCTGTCAGATTGAGGATCGTCTTACCCATTTCGGTCATATTGGCATACAGAGTGTCAATCTGCTTCTGGAGTGGCGCATAACTGTTTTCTGGGTCTGCACTGGTGCGGGCCAGATCAATCAATTCCGTGCGCTACTCCTCAGTGAGGGTGCCTTGGAGCCAGATAGTGTCAATCTTTTTGAGGATGTCCGTCAGCTCATAGCTTCCGGACGTGATTACATTTTTAATGATATCGTACATTATGTACCTCCTATAACAATGCAATTTGAGTGTTCACGATAGCTTGATTTAATTCCTTAAATTTCTTGTCGATGTAAGCCTTGGTATCCGCTACATACGTCACTTCCATTCCTGCTCCTGCGTCATTGGTAATCACGGTAGTCGGGCCATATGTCCGCAGGGCCTTGTAGGCGGCAATCTCTTCTGGTGTGAGGTCACGCTCGATGGGGGTAGCAAGAACTCCACAAACTTCAAAATCCGTTCCTATTTTCGCAAACATGGCATTCACTTCTTCAAGCGTTTTCATAGAATCTTTGTAATAAATTCCATCACCTGCTAAAGCAAAAGTACCATCCGCCCCGTTCCCCCATTCGCTCCATTGCGCTATGGAAGAAAGAGCTTGTTTACTACCATTCATCCATGTAGTTCCAAATAGTGAAATATCAAACTTGGCGCATCTACCGTTTTCATTCCTATCATTAAAAACAATCGTCTTGTTCGGCTTTGTTTTTAACACCCTCTGCACATACTTCCCACGCCCCAAGTCAATCTCGTCACACACCCACTGCTGACCGTTGGAATCTGTGTAGTTGCCGTCTTTTGACACTGGAATTCCGGGGAGACCGTTCGGAGTGGAGAGGGTGAGGGATTGAGGTTCGACGTAGGGCGTGTAGGTTTTTATATCGCCCACAGCAAACATATACTCCAGACCGTCACCCATAACGAGCAAATTATAAAAACCTTTAACATCTTTACTTCCGATAGACCTACAAACTCTGGTTTTTCCTGCGTCAATAGCGAACCATACGTTCGAACCGTCAGTTGCAGAAAATTTGATATTTCCACCCTGCGACGGCTTCCCGTTCGTCATCAAGGTTATTACTGTATTGGCTTTTAAAGGAAATTCATAATAGGTGTTATATGAATTCGGTTTCAGCAGGTTCCTCCCCGTCACCTCAACCGTAATACTTCCGCTCTCCCCAACATTCACAATCGGCACTGGATTTTCCACACTCGGCGTCCCATCCTGCATACTCTTCCCGAACACTCTCAGCCCCTCAAACAATTTGTCGGAGCTGTCCGTCAGGGTCATGGTCTCGCCCTGCGCGGTCTCAACAATGGCATCGGCTTTGTTCTGATGCAGGGTGGTAATCGCCTGTTTATTCGCCGCAATCTGCTCCCGGTCTGCCACAATTCCAGCTGCAGCATCCTGCACCCTCTTGGTCTGCGTATCGCCCTCTGCGGTGACCGCCTGAACCGCCTCTGTCTTAGCCGTTTCAACCGCGCTGACCGCCTGTGTGCCTGCGTTCTGCACTGCTGTGGTCTGTTTTTGCCCCTCGGCCTTAACAGCTCCCACAGCCGTGCTCTGAGCCTGCCCAACGGCATTAATCGCGCTCTGAGCAAACTGTCCAAACTGCAAAGCGGTATTTTCTACCGCCCGCCGGTCCGCTGCTACTGCTTGCCGGGCCGTGTCCACCGCTCCCCGCATCTGCTCCACTGCCTTGTGGGTCTCTGAAACCTCAACTCGGTCTCGCTCCACCTCTTTCATGGCTGACTCTGCTCCTGCCTCAGCATTCTCAGCGGCGGTCTGTGCCTCTTTCGCTGCGGTACTGGAACTCTCTGCTGCCTGTGCTGCTTCGGCTGCTTTCTGGGCATTCTGGGCGGTCTCTGTGGCCATCTGAGATACTGCCTGCTTGTCTTTCGCGACTGCTTCCGCATCCTGCTTTACCTGCTCGGCAATCTGCCCGGCTCCGGTAATCTCACCCTCAATTTTACCGGCTGCTGCTTCTGCTGCTTTCTGTGCGGCTTCGGCTCCTTCCCTTGCTGCCTCTGCCCGGTCTGCAGATGCGTTGACCGCCTCAATGGCTTCCCGGAAGAGTTCTGCATCTTCTGGTGTGTCAAAAGCTTCTGGCTTCGGTCTGCATTTTACCTGCAGACAAATCCGTTTAATGGTCTCACCGGATGTCTTATCTGCCAGATAGATCCATGCATAAATCTCGTAGGTGCTTGCGCCGGCTGCCTGATTCTCCAACAGGCTATCCGGAATGACTACCTCTGTCACGCCGTCCTTGGTGGTACCTACTCGGGTAATGGAATCCCCGGACTGTTCTGTCAGGGCGAAATGGATTTCTACCGCTGTGGGCAGATGTAGTCCCTCTATCCGTAATCGCTGCCCGTAGTCCCACTGCCAGAGGCCAGTAGCGCGGGCATAGTCGCTGTTATCTGTAAATACTGCTGTTATCATGTTTACCTCCGTTGCGATGTCGCAATAAAAAAGGGTATAAAAATACCAGGGATAAATTCCCTGGCTTAACGCGAATTCCAATATTCTATTATTATCCAGACCAGATAAATGACTGCCAGCACTATTCCAATAAGCAGCAGCGCAGCCTTAATTTTAAAATATAACTCCATCCATCTGTCTCCTATCAAAATACCACCGGCCTGCTGACTGGTGGTTATTAATTGTCATGGTATTTGCACATCTTGCAGATTTCTTTCCATTTACTGTTTTCTAAAATAGCTTCACTCAAAACAGTTTCTTTTACAGAGCCTTCACATGCATCCACAATCACAACACATTCCCCGATATCAATTTCTGTTTCAAGAATAGGACATTTAATCATTTTCCAATACCTCCAATAGACTCCTAAATTTCTCGTCATATTCATTCGAACTATATGCGGTACTGATTGTCTTTTCCTTTAAATTTATTACAGATGCACCGTTTCGAGAAATATAAATAGTTACATCTCCATTCCATCTGCTGTACGCCGCCACGGCTTCATTTACCCATTTCTGAGCCTGTTCCTTAGATGTTCCATGTTTTCGGTCTTTATTTATGTGGCTTTCCGCAAAAACATAATCCGATAAGTCAATACGATTTATTTTTTTTATTGGTTTCCCTTTGATATTTAATTTCTCGGCATCCGAAATAATCTTTTCGTATCGCCTAACATCTTTATACTCCTGTTGTAGAATCTTCCATTTCTCACTATCAGTATACTTCATTGTCTGGAAAGAATCCAGAGTTTCAGGCGCATCCTTACCTAGTATTTTTCGGTATCTTTGGAACTGCTCATTATCTGCCTTTTTATTTCGCTGCTTCCGCTCTGCCAACAGCTTATCTGGATTCTTTTCAACATACTGCTCATGCCACTGATTGTAGGTCATATCCGCCGGAACCATGTATGTCTTTCCGGTCTCTGGGTCTCTGGCTACCCTTTCCAGCCTATCTGTTGGCTCATCATCATAATGCGGGACATCCGTACAGCGACAGAGCGGGTGGAACGGCGGCATGTTGACGCCTGTGACTTCCTTCCCAACTTCGTACACATTACCGTCCAGTTCTCCGCAAATCTCACAAGTCTTACTGTCGAGAGTTGCTAAAATCTCATACTTTTCCACCCCGTCCTCTTTATATCCTGCGTGAGTAGCCTCGCTCATCAGGAAGGATGACTCTGTATGCAGCAGCCGGTATGCATCAAACTTTTTCGACTGCATCTTTTTGGCAAACTCTTTTGTCAGGGTAGACGGGTGTTTGCCCTGAATCAGCATTGTGGTCACTGCCTCTGTCAGTTGCGTTTGTAGGTGGTCTTTCTGTTTCCAAAGCCTGGAAGAGAATGCTACACCATTAAACGGGTATTCCAGCAATTTTTCCACTATTCGAGGTTCTACCTGTGCAAAAGCCTGATGAAATCCGTGGTACTGGTCGATACTGTACCATGTCCGGTAATAGGTATCCTCATAGACTTCATGCATGGCCTTTTCTGATTCTGCCTGATAATCAATCGCGTAGAGCTGTCTGAGAATTGCATCCACCTGCATCTCAAGAGCCTGATAACGTGTCACTCTGGCCTTTAAGGACATATTATTGACCTGTTGGTTATATTTCCCAATGTTATCCATAGCAAGCGCAATAAAATCATTAAGCTCTCCCAGCTCCTCTGCATTAAGCCGCTTCTGAGCCGCTGCGAAGGATAAACCGTTTTCCTCTGCATACCGGAAATAAAAAGCCTCGATTGTCTTTTGCAACTCCCTCTTTGTCTGGTTAAATGCTTTTTCCAACCGCTTAAAATATTGATTAACCTGCATCTCTCCGGCTTTGTACATGGCCTCCTGCCGCTTCTGCCAGTAATCCACTACTCCTCACCGCCCTCTGGGAACATGTCAGACAACTCAGCCTTTTCCGCCTCGCGCTGGGCATTTAACCGGGCAAGCTCCTCTGTTGCGTCCTCTGTCCATGGATGATTTTTCACAATCGTCTCATCTGAGACGATTCCCTTGGATGCTGCACAGTCAGTAATTGCCTGGCTCTCGTTAATAGCAATATCCCGGTTAAACGTCACATCGATTTTACAATCCGGATAGTTTCCGGCTCCTGTCAGCTCCAAATATCTGCACACAAACCAAAACAACTCCCCCATGCCCGCCTTAAAGGCATTTTCCAGACGATTGCACTTAAGATCCAGTCCGGAATAAATAAATTTAAGGGCGATACCAGACGGACTATTGCCCAGCCTGTCACTGTTTTTATCGACCCCCTGCCCGAAATCGTAGATATCTTTTTTCAGCGCCTCAAAGTCTTCCTTGGCTGCCGTGATGTCAATGGGTGTACTTAGCGCTTCTGCCCCGCCGTCCTCATCCAGGGAGATAGCCCGGAAGTAGTTTAAATCCCGCATAAACTCACCCAGGTCATTTCCACCATACCCCTTTAACGCGTAAACAATGGAGCTTAACTCGTCGAGCATGTTTGCCACATCTGAGCGGCCCTTATCATATCCATCAATCAGGGTTTTGATGAATTTAAGGTCCGGCAGCTCATAGTCGTTATTTTTAAACGGCACAAATGGGACCTTCCCCCAGCTCTCCGGAAGACCACCTACCAGAAAATGCTCCTGGAACTCGCCGTCCTCAATGACTGCATCCAGATACCGCTCTGCATCCAAACGCAAATCCCATCCATCTCCCTCAGAATCAGAAACATAATAAGCCACACCATCCGCAGTCCAATACTCTACTTTTGTAACAGTCTTTTGCTCCTGCCCCTCAATGACATCCAAATTGTAAAACCAGATGAATCCGCTCATTTCCTCGTGGTCATTATCTGTCCAAAGAGGGATCGCCTCCTCCGGCCTGACAATCATTGTCTTAAACTGCCCTGCCTCATCGATGTATGGATGCAGCCAGGAAATACCGCCATTACTGGCTGACACGCCAAGACGCATCAGGCGTTTACTCTGGAAGGATTCTCCAAGGATTGTCTGCACCTGCTCTAAAAACTCTTCAGATTCCTCGCAAGTGAGCGTATATGGCTTGGATAACAGGTAATTCACTTTATCTTCCACCAGAATATACATGAATCCGTGCGCTCTCTTGTTGTTGGGCTTTGCGTTATCAATTATCTTTTCGATTTCTCCGGTTGCCTCATTTTCCCGGTACCTATACTTCTTCCGGTTCATGATTTCCGGGTTGTCCACACGATAATATGCGTCACCGTCCATCATCCATTTACGCTCTGCCGATTTTACAAATTCATCCATGTACAGCCGGCACAGCTGCATATTTGTCATCCGGTTTTTATCCGGGTTAAATAATATATCCATCTATTACACCTCATTTTAAAATCCGGATGCCCGGACGCATTTTAATTATTGTCATACACAGGTAACGCACAGCATCAAGCGCGTGGTCATGCTCTTTCACCGGCTTATCCTCGCCCTTTTCCGCTGCCTTTGCATCCCAGATATAGGACGCAAACTCTTTTATCAGGTTGTCGCAGTTTTTATCAATCAAAATAGCACCCTGGTTTAATAGCGTAGCCACAAACCGGATGCCATCTAAAACATCGTTTTTTGCTTTTTTGACCTTAAAGCCGTCTTTTTCCAACTGAGCTTTAAAGGATGCAGCCGCAGGATCCAGTACCACAAAACGGATACTCTCGCCATTCAGCCAGTCTTTTAAATCCCTGGAAAACTCTGCATCGGTCTTCTGTCGTCCTTTGTCTCTGCCTGAGTAATAATATTCCCTGCGGCAGTACCATTTCTTATCAGCCCCTTGCTGCCAGAACAGAAAGGCTGTTGGGTTCTGGGTACCATAGTCACAGCTGACATACTTATCACCAATCCAGAAATCATGCCCTGTCCTAGCTTTGTATGCAGCCGCCAGAGCCTCAGTATCCACGGTATGCTTGTCGGGGTCAAACATGTCATAGATAACACCCTCAGCCATCGCCCAGAGCCCCATGATATACCGCTTGAAGAAAACACCGGTATACATGCTCCGATACCTGGCCTTAATCTCTTCTGACAGGCTCAGATTATCGTCCATGGTAAAATGAACATACAGCAGCTTTTTGAGGTCTGGTTCCTTTCCTGCGGCCTCTGCTTCAGCTTTTATCCTGGCAACCTTTTTCTTGCCCAGATATCCAATAGCTTTATCAATCCAGTTTGTCTTAAACCAGTGATATGGTCCATCCGGATTGCAGTTAAACCAGTATTTCGACCCGCTCACAGAACAACGGCCCGTTGCCTGATTGACAAAGCTCTCTGGCATCAGCGCCACCTCATCGCAGAACAGCCCCGCCAGAGTAATACCCTGTATCAGGTCCTGGCTGCGCTCGTCCTTACCGCCAAAAATGTAAAAATAGTTGGTGACTGCTCCGCGGCTTATTTCCACCAGATTATCTGCCCGGTGGTCTACAACCTGATACCCGCGGCTCTTAAGCATCAACTTGAGCCAAAACAGCACGTTGCGCCGGAAGGATCCGATGGTCTTGCCGCACATGGCGAAGTTTTGGCCGTTAAAGGCGCTCATGGCCCACATCACAAACGACAGTGACATACACACCGTTTTGCCGGAACGAATCGCTCCATCTGCTATGATGCCGTCATAATCCCTCACAGGACTGTTTTTAGTCCACCAGGTAAGGATTTGCTTCTGCCGGCGCGAGAACGGCTGAAACCGAAAGACCTGCACCTTTGTCAGGATTCCGCGCTGCCCTTTTAGGCTTTCTACTTTGCTTTTTATCTGCTCAATCTTGTCTCGAATCATCTGCATCACTCCACAGCTCTCCAGCCTCAGCATTTAGTGCTTCCAGGAAGCCGTCATCCTCTATCTCAGTCTCCTGGCCGCCCAGCTTAAGGGCCTGCAAATCAAGCCGCATTAGTTCGATTTCTAAGCGAGCATCATCCACGCCATACCGATGCAACGAATCAATGGCAGCCTGCTTTCGGGCCTGTACACGGGTCAGCGCGTCCTCTATGTTCTGGATCTGCCCCAGCGTTGCACGGTCCTCACTCAAATCCGTCATTTTGCCTTTTTCAATTCCGGTCTTTTTTGAAACCGTTGTAAAATCAGCCTGCCGCAGATTCTCAATGCGTTTTAACATCCGGCGTTCCCGGACAGTCAAGAGCTGTATCTCCTGGAGGAGAAGCTGCTCTTTGTCCAGCGAAACTGCCTCGGCCAGCCGGCGCTCTTCTGGATCCAGGCAATCAAAAAAGAGAGTTTCAAACTCTCCTGTCGTTACTGCATTTTTATTCTGTTCAGGCGCCCCATAACCGGCTGCATTCTGATTTCCTGGCTGACCGCCTTTTTTACGTTTGGAACGTTCCGTATTCTTTCGGAGCGTTCCATTCAATTTCTGGTCCCATTTATCCTTAGATTTCCATCCTCGAATCGTTCCCGATGATAAATTTAGTTGACTTGCAATCTCAACTAAATCAATGCTTCCACCGGCTTTCTTAAATATTTCAAAGGCTTTGTCCCGATTAGGATCCCTGGCTCTTCCCACTTACCACCACCTCTCATTCGTTTGTTTTTTTGGGGTATAGAAAAGAGCCGCACGGTGGCGGCTCAATATCGTGATACTCTACTTAAAATTATATTCTACTTCTTCGAATACTTTCTTTTAACTTTTCTTCTTCATTACTATCTATTGGCTCCCAAATTTCTTTCTTAACTTCATTCTTGTCTTCCAAAAACAATCTGATAATTAAGCTTACAAATCTATAAGAATTTGACGCAAAATAAAACAACCACCAAATCCACAATAGTATTATACCTTGCTTAAACCACTCAGAAAAAATATCAGACAGAAATAATATACATGATATAAATACTACTATAAATCCACTTACAATTATCATTCGTAAATTGAAAGAAAATGCCTTTTTATCAATATTGTCGATAAAATATTTTGCCAATGTAAATTCCTTTTTCGAGGTAATAAAAATTGGTAATAAAAATCCAAATACACCGATTATCAAAGATGCAAAAGAAATTATTGCCTCTAGCATCGAAGTGAAATTCTCACTCTCAGTAATATAGGAATAATTTAATATGTCTCCTCGGACCGCCATATAAATACTCCAGTATATTATACATGCCACAGTTGGAATTACAAGTGAATATATCCCTCTCCATATATCAATGATTTTATTTTTTCGGTTTTTCACCTTATCGTTCACTCCTTAAAAGATTCAAAACCTTAGCCCTGCTTCTCTCTCTATATTGTTTAGCCATTCGTTCTACCATTTCATGAAATCCCAATTCACCTCTTGTTGGAACCGTAAAATAAAGAACATCATGAACTAAATTATCAAATAAATCGAATATTTCTGACTTTTGGTCATCTGAAAATTTGACTTTTGCAGCACTTATGCTATCTCTATTTCTTGCATCTCGAATATCTGAAATAGCTTCTTGAATCGTATTGGCATTTAATTCCTCTCCTCTAGCATAACCTAAACCTATTTCTAAATGAGCCGTAACGCACTCAAGTTCATTGCAAGCATCAAGAACTCTCTCAAAAGCTTTTGAATTATATGCTCTGAAATTCCGTATGTTGGCAAATCGTACATCTAATTTCAAAAACGAACCTTTTTGACCAACATACTCAAACTCATTACTTATAGGTCTAAAATAACACAATTTATTAGATTCATTAAAAGAGTTTATGTAACTCTCAATAGCTGCAACACCATATCCGCCTCGGTTTCTTTGAACCATCACGACATTGATTTTGGAATCGTATAATACTACAGTATTCCGGCCAATATACTCATCATCTTCTAAGTCTATGTGCTGAGCCCGCTCACTCTCTCGAACAATGTATGTGTTACTTATTTCTTCCATGCGCATGAAATTTAACGCATAAAACTGCTCATCATCAGTTAAATCAATGTTCTCAACCCTTCCTTTAATATTATTTACTTCTCTTACTCTCTCATCAAATTTCCCAAAATCACTATTAATCTTACTTATCCATTTCCGCAAGTCATACATATATTCTGTTTTTGTTGAATCATCCAAACAGCACACCTGAAAATACTGAAATTCAATAGCAACTGTCTTTGCCATAATACTCTCCAATCCGACATTTTTCTACATTATACCACATGCCGTAATGAAAAATCTTTCCAAATATGTTCTTGGGCATTTGTATATTATGTTGCGTAGCTTACAAACACTCATTTCTACATTTGCATTTTAGAACATTTGTTCGATTTTTGTAAAATACCAATAAGTTATGACTATCTATTTTTCTATAACAAAAAAACACCCTCTTACGAGGATGCCTCTCTGTCATGCCTGGAATGTCTGGGTGGAGATCCCGAAACCAGAACTGTGACGGTCTTTAGGTTTCCCATGGCGCCGTCAAACCAAGTCCCCCACCAGGCTGTAACACCTGGCAGGAGTATATTGAAAAGGAGGATCACAATTGCGGGGGATGGATTTGAACCATCGACCTTCGGGTTAAAAGTCCGACGAGCTGCCAGACTGCTCTACCCCGCATTGCTGCCCTGGAGGCTAACCAGGGCAATTAGAGACGACGTATTATGTACTAGCCCAGGTGTGGGCCAATCGACCGCTGGCTGTAACACCGGGCGATCGAAATCTCATTTGAGGGGATAATCCAGAAGCCGCTGGCTGGATGCCTTTGGATTCATGATACACTATAACATTTTGAAAACGGAAAAACAGGAAAAAACGGAAAAACTTATGTTAATTTCATAAATGCCTCAAATTCTTTTCTAACTCCGTCCGGTGTAGCCTTCCGCCCTATTCTCGCAGCCACCTGGGCCCAGGTCATCTCCTCGAATATCTTGTACTTAATAATGCGCTGCATCCTCTGGGGAATTGTAAGCATCCATTCTTCCACTTGCAACTTGATTTTCGCTGCATCATCAATCCTCTGTTGCAATATCTTCTCTTGCACTTCTACGCTTCTGGGATCTTTGAGAACAGAATATGAAATCCCTTGAACATGAAAATTATGAGCTGTATATGGAAACTCCGGAGAGGATCCTTTTACAATGTCCTGTTCAATTCGTTTTCTCTGCTTCTTTAATTTCCGCAGTTCTTCTCTTGCCTCCTCAATGAGTGCACAGGCATCTATGTACTGCTCTAAAATCTGCTTCTCCAACGGCATCACCTCCAAACTCTTCCAGTTTCATCTCTAATTGCTATCCGTCCAATGATTTCCACATTACACTCTCTGGCAGCAGCCTTGATTAACCGGATAGCCAGTTCCACATTGTCCGGCTGCTTGTCTGCCCTATGGATTGCCTTCCCTGCTGTCGGATCAGGGTAGCCTTCTGCGTTCTTCATCTCTCTCCATCCTCCTCAAATACTTAACAACTTCGCTCGCCGGAATATGTACATCCCTAGCAATCTCCTCGATACTCCATCGCGCCCGGTACAGCGCACCTATCTTCCCCACATCGACAGGCTTATTTGCCTCATAGACGGGCTTTTTCTCTTTCCTCGATACTTTTACCGTCTTTCGTGGCAAAACCTGACTATACCCCCTTAACGGCTCTCCTATCACCCTTTCCAGTTCGCTTATGTTGTCGTAACTGGGATTATATCTTTTATGTTCCCAACCAGATATTGTCCGGTTACATACACCGACAGCCAGCCCTAGTTCCGCTTGGGTCATTCCTTTTTGCTTGCGCAGCTCTTTAATCTTGTCACCAAGATCCATGTCATCCCTCCTCTATCAAAAAAATCCCTAAACATATCCATCTGCACCTCCGGATAATCCTCTTACGCAAATCTCAACTGTCCGCTTTTTTCCTGCTCTACTCTGTCCATCCTGCATATTGGATTCCTCTCCGCTACACACAGTTCCGGCAGATTCGCCCGCACCAAAGCGGATGGTATCGGCGGACATACTGCATTCCCGCAACGTCTGACTTGCTCACTTCTGGGATACGCCTTTCCTGCATAGTCCCGGTCAATAATATAATCCTCCGGGAATCCTTGACATCCATACAGCTCCTTGGGTTCCAGCATCCGCAATCCAATGTCCACGATTTTATACTCCGTTCCTGCAATGGTTACCAATCCGAACCGATCCTGTGCTGTCACGGTATCTAATGGAGCCTTAATATCCTGTCCGCTTCCGCAGCCATAGTACTTAATCAAAAACGCCCGAACCTCCCCGAAATGACCATCTCCGGCAGTGATTGTCGGTATCGGCTCTCGCAGATCTCTCCCATCGCAGTGATTATTCATTTGGATCAGATTTGCAGTTACAAGGCTATTATGATCCCAAGCAGTCACTGTCGGAAGCGGATCTTCCGCAGATGCGCCTGCTCCCGTATAACCTCCATCAAAATATTTGTGCATGAAAGCAGTCACAAGACCGTATCGGTTTGATGCATCAACCGTCATAATCGGATCTTGGATTGTCTGACCCCTAGTCTCCCTTGATCCGGTTTCTGAATGATACTGTATCAGCATTGCCGACACAGCAAAATTCCGGTTCCCGGTCGTAACTATCGGCAATGGATTTTCCACAGATGCGCCCACATTATTTTCGTTGTTGTACATGATGCACGGAACTATCTTAGGCTCCACAATGCCATATCCATGCTTTCCAGTAATGGTTGGCATAGGCTCTTTAATATCCTGTGGCCGTCTATCTCCACCATGATTGCACTGGATAATAAACGGCTCTGGATTCTCCAGAACAAATTTCTGCAGCCCTCTTGCGATCCGCCGCATGGTCTTTTCCGCCAACGGCCGCACAGCCCGGATCCCATATTTCCTCTTGATTTCTTCTGCCATATCAAAAATAGATGGACATGGCCTATCAAAATCAATCTGGGTATATGCTCCCACATATGGCTCCAATAACCCAGCCTTAACTGCTTCACTATCCTTTTGCCCATGTGTCGGCTTCGGCCAAATAATCGGTTTTCCATCACACCGGGCAATCAAAAAGAAGCGCTTTCGCATCGTAGGTGCCCCATAATCAGCTGCCACCAGTTCCCGGTGTTCTACCTGATATCCAAGGTTTTCCAGCTGACTGACAAATTTCTGAAATGTCACGCCCTGCTTCTTCTTAATCGGCCGATGTCCACGGTTCAGAGGTCCCCAGGTCTTAAATTCCTCCACATTCTCCAGCATGATCACCCTTGGCCGTACCAATCCTGCCCACCGGCAGGCAACCCACGCAAGACCACGGATATTCTTATCCTTCGGTTTCCCGCCTTTTGCCTTGGAAAAGTGCTTACAATCCGGCGAAAACCAGGCCAGTGCCACCGGATTCCCTCCGCACACTTTAACCGGATCCACATTCCATACGCTCTCGCAGTAATGCTTGGTGCTTGGATGATTTGTCTTGTGCATTCTGATAGCCTCCGGGTCGTGGTTGATAGCGATATCCACGCTATATCCGGTGGCTATCTCTATACCGGTTGAGGCTCCGCCGCCTCCTGCAAAATTATCAACGATTAACTCTCCGTTTATCACTTCGTCTCCTCCAACAACTGCTCCATCGTCCTAAGAGTACATAATGCCCCATCTCCAAAATTAACCTCATACCAACTGCAATCGGGGCAGCTCTTACTCATCGGCTTTCCTCCTATAGCATTCTCTCTTCAATGTACTTCACTCCGCATTGCCCTTTCTTGCCCTGAAATCCATGATCGCAATTAAATCCGAAACTAAATTTCTCGCAAGGAAGCAGTTATGTTTTTTCATGAGCTGCTTCCCCTCATTAACAATCTCTTCCCATCCGACACTATCAGATATATCTGGAAGGCTATCCCGGTATTTCATCCAGAACCCATTGTATATATCCGTAAACACGGAAGATACTTCTTTGTTTGTCATAGTTCTTTCCTCTCCAGTTACATTGAGTTACAATGATTTGTAACCATTTCATACCCCTCAAACCCGCATAAAATATAGGTTTCTTCTTGTCGGTTACAAAGTTACAAGGTTACAACACTTTTTTCCATATACGCGCGAGACGCATATATTATTAATTTTTCATTCATATATATCTCCCTATATAGGCTTATAAAAAACTTGTAACTTTTGTAACCTTGTAACCGTACCCCTCAAACCCGCATAAAACCTAGGTTTTTCGGTTACAAATCGATTCAAAATTTTGTAACCTTCCCATAAAAATCTGTAACCTTTAATTAAATGGAAGCTCTCCATCTTCAACCGAAACAAATTCATTTGGTGAATTTTCGGCCATATTAATGCAGGCACACCTGACCGCCTTTCCGTTTACCTTTGCGGATTTATACAGGTTATCACGCCCCTTTGAGAGGCGTCCAGACTGGTCTAACCATGATAGCAGCGCTCTTGGACTATAGCCTCCATCATCGCAAATACGTTCAAACACGCTCTTAATAATGCGAACCTCGTCACCAGAGACAGATCCGAAGCATGGGTCAGAATTTGTTTCGAATTTAGCTGCATTACTGACATAAAAATCATGAACGTATTCATATCCTCTGGCTCCTACATCTACAGCCTCTTTTGTATGGAGGTACGGCTCTATATCTTCGGCAGTTAATGCCCTTCCATCACAGAAAATCCACTCCGTAGTTAATGCATCCGCTGTCAGAAGAATCGCTGCTGCCATAGTCTGTTTTTCTGTGCTGGATGCCCCTATGCTCCGATAAAACTGTTTGTAAAGAGCAGCGGCCTTCTCTTTGGCTTGTTCTGTAGACATGAATGCCATAAACAACTTCCCGGCATGTCCATAATTGGATCGAATTACCTCCAGAACTTCTATCGCATCCTCAAACAATGCTTCCCGACATTCAATTTCTATAATACGGTTTATTGCACCTGCTCCAGACGAAGCATGAGTGATAGGGGATTCTCCGGAAGTGATGGTACAATTCTTCCATGTAGGCGTTTTTTGCAGTCCTCCCGTTTTGGCGCCTCTCGTTTTTCCTATTCCTTCGCACAACATGTATACGGTCTGTTCGAATGATTTTTTATCTTTTACTAACTGAAATTCATCCAATATCAGAGGTAAATTATTCACAAACCCGGCCAACTGCTCCAACCCTACCAGCGTCCCATTGAATGTCTGAAAGTACCCAGCTCCATCGTTCGGGTCACCCCAAACAGATACTGCTAAAAGCTGCGCGACCGTTTTTCCTGTTCCGGAACCTCCCCAAAAATGCAACATAAAGTTAAGTTTACCGATTGTTTTAATGATGATAGATGCAAAGGATGCCGCCAGCGCTATTCTGGCTACTGAATCTGTCTTTCTGACAGACTTAGTAATTTCAAGCCACTTTTCAAATTCTCCACATGAGTGGACTGATTCAAATATCTTTCTAAAATTCTCCTGCCCATCAAATTCCAGATTCTCCATATACGGACTAAACATTCCGTTGGAAGTCCATCCAAGATGGCTTACAGATTGTGCTTCTGGGATTGTATTATGGTTTAAATCCTCTAAATCCTGCAAGTATTCCACCAAAAAGGCGGCATTTTTATCTGAAACAGAAATGTCTTTGTCTGCCAGCTTTTTTATTTCCCTGGAACTAAATAACGTGCTCTTATTCGCAATAACCTCTCGCCATCCGCGGAAATCCCTCCGAAACATGATTCGCAGCCGTACAGTCCCGTCATCAATGTTTACCAGACGCTGCACTGGAAGAATCGGATGTACGCAAGCAACGTCCATTCCCTGGTTATCATTCCGACGTAAAATTCCGTCATCATTTGCAAGCCAGTCCCCGGTCAGCAGTTCTATCGGCTGATCCTTAAAGTTTGTCAGGTTGTTTACTACACTACTTAGGCCGCTTCTATGCTCTTCATGCTGCTTCATATAGGCCTTTGCCATTGTTCCAAAACGCTTAAACCCTACACGCTCCGCGTTTGCATTTAAATCGTTGTATAGCTGCAGATACGCAAATCCGTCATCTTTCTTTTCGAACAGGAGGCGATATGGAGCTTCTGTATTAAATTCTTCTTTTGTAAACTCCTTTAATGAAGTGCTCATTCAAGTTTTCTCATCTCCTCCCAGTCTTTTTTTGTTCCGAACGCCAGCGTTTGGTAGTGATATTTATTCTTCTCTTTCATATTTACGGCAACTACCCATTCATCTGAAAACGGTTCTAGTCCTGGAAGAATATTATCCAGCATTCTAAGCACCGCACAGGTCTCTCCAATGCGTTTCATCCTCCACATAAGCATTTCCCTGTCTGCATCTTTTTGAGCGATTCTCTGGCGTCGTAGTGCTTCTCTTCTCCGCTGTGATGCCAGTCTGCTACACGGACTATATGTACCGCCCAGAATCCGGAAGGCGTCCCTAAAAGAAACGTCTTCCATTTTCTGAACAAATGTAAAAATATCTCCATTTGCCCCGCAGGCATGACAGTGGAAGTCTTTTTCGTAAACTTTCAGAGATGGTGTCCTGTCTCCCTGATGGAACGGACAGGAAATAAATCCTGACCTGTTTGGACTCAACCCATATCGTTCCACAATCTCTTTCATGCTGTACTGAGCCTTAATTTCTTCTACCGTCATATTCCAGCAACTCCAATATCCTACGCCCAGTGCTTCTTTTATCGCAAAATAAAAATTCCACTCCATAAGCAATATGAGCTCTGTATATTTCATTCATCAGAGAACGGCCAGAAACTTTTGAGTATGGATTTTTCCATGCAGCCACATCTTTGATAGAATGAATTTTCCCTCCGTGCTCACAAAGAACAATCATCTTGATACCGTCTGTTTTAGATCTTCGTATTTCTCTCCAAAATCGGCTCTGGTCATCGCTGCATAGATTTCGTGTCAGTTCTATCAGGTCTTTCTTCCGGTCTACAGTGATGGTCATTTTTTCGGAATCCATATAGTCACCCGTGTCCAGTTTTTCGATTTTGTATGGGATATTGTGCTTATCGAAATATTCAATAATCCTTTGATTCGCCTTTTCTCGGCTATCACAAATAATCAACCAAATCCCTCCTAGTTAAACGGCATCTCATCGTACTCAACATCATCTAGAATGTTCACAAATCCATCAGCGTAAGTCTTTGGAGGGATATTAGAGCCGTTACTACTCTTGCTTCCGCAGAAATTCACTTTGTCAATCAGGCAGATGGTCCGGCTCTTTTTTTTCCCATCCTTTTCCCATTCCTCTGTGACCATATGCCCCTCAATAAGAATTTCCTGACCTTTTCGGAAATATTTATCCAGAAATTCTGCCGTCTGTCTCCATGCCTTGCATCTCATAAAGCATCTTGTTTCAACTTCCTTGTATTTCTCTGACCAGGCGATCGTAAATTCTGTATTAGCCACATCACTCTGAGTTCGTCTCAGTTCAATATCTGCAGTTAATCTGCCCTGTAAAATCATCTTATTTATCATTGCTATTCTCCTTGCTGTCCTGTTCCTTCTTAACTCGTTTCATGCACTCCAAGCATAATTCACGACCGCAGTTTCGCTTCGATATCTCAGCCAGTTCTTCCGGATTCTTCCCTGCAGAAGCTATGATTTCCTTGCCACAATCCGCGCAGAAGATTTTTTTCATAGACGGAACCTTTGGTCGGATGCGCAATGCTTCGACCGTCTCCCCAAACGCCTTTACCTTTGCAGAGTAAACTGTTATGTATTTGCCAATCCAGTCCTCTATGTATGGGGAATCGTAAATTTTTGCAATTGTCTTACAGTTTGTCACATTCAAAATCATTGGCTTTACGCCTTTATCCGTGAAATGCGCAACTGTGCATGTCTCTTTTTTGTTATTATTGACATTGTATACATCTTCCTGTCCTACAGACTTAATCTGCAGCGTCAAGTCCTGCCCTGGCTGAAGTGCATATGAGCCAAGATAATCAGGATTTTCTAATTTCTTCCAGTGTGTCTTATCCATCAATATCCTCCTCCAACAACTCTGTCACCATGTTTTCCGGCCCCTCGTATCCGTACCAATTCCCAGTTTCCTTACACTGGTGATAAATCCCAATCAGTTCCCGGAATTTATCGTAACCCTGCTGAACGAACTCCGGCGTGCAAATATATACTCGAACCGCATAGGGTGGCTTCTTTTCCTGGGCGACAAATGCAAATCTGTACTGTTCGAACGTGTTCTGAAACACTCCCTCTGTATACATACCTGCTTGGAATTTGTATCCATATTTCCTACAGGACCGCTCAAAGTGCCCATCTTCGCAGGAATCTGTTGTTTTATAGTCAACGATATATTTCTCACCATTCCATTCAGAAATGCAATCTACCCGACATTTACACACTTCCCTGGTTAAATCATCCTTCCAGAAAAATGACTGCTCAACAGTTCCAGACAGAAGCGCTGCCGCTACCTCATTTTCCTTTACAGCTTTTGCCATTTCTGCGATTACTTCATAATCATCTCTGGAAATAATTTCCTTATCTGAAAACGCAGATACGAACTCTTCCCACGCTTTTCGTCCGGCCACTGTTCTCCTATTTACATCCGGAGCAATAGCGAATTCTGAAAAGAAGCTGTTCGGCTCCAAAATAGCTTTATGTGTCGCTCTTCCAAATGCAAGAGCCTTGCTGTCAGAGTCCGGATGCTCCTGCGACCATTTAAAGTGCAGCGGGCTCTTTGCTATCTTCCACAACTCTGACCGGCTGATTCCGTATACAGCCCTATATTCATTTTGCGTCACAATATCCCTCCTCTTTATCAAAAACCACCCTGTCAACGGATTCCAAAATGATTAAACTGACCAGATCCTTCATAGATAGAGTGCATTCGTTGTAGATCTCAATCAGTGCGTTATATGCACTCGGAGAAATCCGAATAACCTGACTGGTTTCCACTGGCTCTCGTTTTCTTACTGGAATATGAATCATACCATCTTTCACTTTTCTTCCTCCTTATACCAGTTACCTGAGTAGTACCACTCTACAAACTCTTCTCGCTCATCTTTTGTACCATTTGCGCAACGCTCCAAGGCATATCTAAAAGCCTTGTCATCGTCTACTACGGTTCCTTCTTCGGGTCCAAGTCCAATGTACGGCATTCTTTCCTCTCCAGCTCAATTCCCAATATGGCAGCTATCACATCACAAGGAGCCCAATTGTCCTTCTGTGCGTTCAAACATCTTCCTGCTGCATTAATCCGCTCCATGAGCATTAAGAGCTCTTCTGACGGATTTTCTGGAGTAAATGTTTCTTTTACCATTGCAATCCTCCTCTAAATCCCCTATAATAAGGGTGTATTGTTTTTTATTTTATCGCCCTGGGAGTTGCCGCTCCTGGGGTTTCTTTTTGCCACTTTCCGATAGTCGCATCCACTCTATCTGCTTCCTGGAACGCATAAGCATGTCCGGTTCCGCCGCCAACGGCAGAAATCGTGACGGAATTCATGTTATTCTTCTTCCGGTAATCCTCTGCCATATCTAACAGCACCTGGAGCCCTTCCTGTGCCTGTGTCACATAATCACCTCCTCTCAAAACACCACCGGAACCCATGTAGTCAGTGAAAACGCAAAAATTACTGTCCCCAACAGGCCCCAGAGGAACTTGTTCTCAGCCCGCAGGCTGCTGTTAATCCGCTCCAGCTTCTCCAGTTCCAGCACCAGCGCCGGATCCACTATTGGTCCAGGACCGGCGGTAACAGCTGCATAGCTCAGCGCCGGATGGGGCGCTTCTTTAAACTTCACCATGATAGTTCCCTCCCTATAAATTTCTCAAGCTTGTGTCGGTGGATATTGTACTCACTCTTCTCCACTCGCCCCAGCCTGTCCTTATCAATAACCTCTCCCAAATCCCACAAGCCGCGCTTCATGCGTTCCCGGACTTTCTGGGACGTGCATCCGATTTCCCGGGCTGCCTCAGCTGCAGTAAGGATTTCTTTCATGGTGTTCACCTCCCATCGTTGCTTTTATCTGTTCTCTCCCCTATACTATACTCACAGGCCCTGCCAGGCCGAGTACAAAAGAAAGGAACTAGTTGAATGATAGCTTTCATCCAAAATATACTAAATAACGAGCAAATAAACCTCGACCCATTGAATTTCATAGGAGCGTTGATTGCTACCGTTGCTTCGCTTTACATCTTCAAAGCCGATACTCCATTTTCCTACCTTCAAGAACGACACGAAAAACTTATTTTCCCACTTTTCGATTTGCTTGAACCTACGCTCTATAAAAAAGTAACCGACGCCTCTATATGGAACAAAATTTTTGTTCTGATTGAACAAAATAAATCTATGGCTGATGGAAAGTTACTTCAGATTTATTATTACTGTAAAAAAACTCCATCCAATGAAAACTTCGTAGATTTATGTTCATATATAGATCACGCTTATGATAAATCTTGTCGTTCTTTAAAATTAAAGAGACGCTCTATTGAATATCGAATTAGTAGGGGACAATACAAAAGCAAATGCTATTTTATTTTCTATCTCTTAATGCATACACTTGTTTTTATGTTTTTCCTGGCCCTTGGAATATTGATGCTGGCCATTACCATTTTTCTCATGGGGGAAATTTACAACTCTGCTGGCGATCTAGGAAAAATAACCCTACTTTTGATTTACTCCGTCACTGCGTTTGCTGTTCTAAAATTCTTTGAAAAGTATCTTTAATTACTTTTGGATAGAATCGCGCAAATACAAAGCCACACTGCGCTATAGAGCCATCCATAAGTCACGCCTATAGCGCAGCTTATTGTAATAGATAAAAAAACCTTAAATAGCCTCAGCCACATCGCCTTCACCTCCTACTCCTCAGTCTCAAATAGATTCATCTGCCTTGCTATGCCTCTCACCCTTGTGTTATACTCCTCTTATCAGCACTGCCATGCTGAAATATAAAACACGAAAGGAACGTCATATGTACGGAACATCACCATTTCAAATGCTTCTGAAACAACAGGGACAACTTTACAAAATAGAGAGAAATTCACAAACTATTTCTACCTTAGATGGCTTGCCGAATCACGAAAAATCTACCCATAAGCCGTATATTGGCTTTATTCCTGGCAGCGATATTGCAGCCGGCGACTAG